ACCTATGTCATAACCATCATCTGATATTTGCACTTCAACAAAAGACCCTTCTTTATATTCGCCTTCTGGTGGCTCCCAGTCTTCTAATTCGTTTAGTGCTTCCCTAATAATCTGTTTAAGTTTTGTTTTTGTGAGTTTCATTTTATTGTTCCTATCTAAAAAGAAATGATTGTTTTTGTTCAGCGTATTTTAGAAAACCCTGTACATCCATTGCGTCCCCAAGGCGAATTCCAGAATTTGGATCTTGAGCATTTGCAAAAAGCTCCGCAATCTTTGCAAATGCTCGTTGTTGTCCTGCGGGATCAGCCGGGTTGGCAGCCATTTGTTTCAACTCTGGGTTGTCTGCTAGCACCTTGGGCAATACACTAAAAGGTATGCTAGAATGGAGGTTGGGATCTTTAATAAAGTCTTTCACTCCCGCTTCATTGAGTGCTTTTGTTATCTCTTCCTTAATAATCTGTTTGAGTTTTGTTTTTGTAAGTTTCATAAGAAGTACTCTCCTGCGTGGCTGTTTATAAGTATAAGTAGTGTCAACGGCAACGAAAAATTTTTTTTCTTTATGCCTAGATTTACACCTAAATTATACCTAAATTACAGCCTAAGCTTCGGGGTATTCGTCTAAATCTTCTAATAGAATGCTAATATAATCCCATGGAATTTGATCAGGGCTATCCTTGTACTTATAATACAAGACATTGATCATCATAACGAGGGTGTTTATGGAGTAGTAGGGGTAACCAGTGAGTTCATCAATTTTAAACATGTTAACTCTTAATCTTTCCTTTAGGTGGAGGTGGAGGCATCTTAAAGTTTCGCTCAAGGGCTTCGATAACCTCTTCAGCCTCACTAAGCTTGATTGCCCAGTTTTGCATTTCGCCCAGTAGGCCAGAATGTTCAGCAACCCCAACCGCATTATTGAAGTAGACTTCCAGGATGGCACGTGCCTCATCTCTCTGTGCTTTGTAAGAAGAGATAAGGGCTTTATAAAGTGTTTGACTATGTGATTTCATGTTTTAACCTCTTACATGTAAATAGTAGGGATAGGGGGACTCGAACCCCCAAGCCTAATTAGGCGACAGATTTTAAGTCTGTTGTGTATACCATTTCCACCATATCCCCATGTGCTATATAATAACACATGTGAGCCAGTTTTGCAAGCTTATTTTTTGCGTGGTGGATACACCCTCTTTCCAACGTGACGAGTCAGAGGGTGGTAGTGCAACACTGACCCGGGAAGTCTGGGATATACCCTTTTGGTCTTGGGGTACCCATATGTGTGCGACTTGCGTTTAATGCTTTTTAATGTCTCTGGGAGAAGACACCCTCCACTAGAAATTGAAATTGTGAATGCTATGATTACAGCTAATACGATACGCTTAAACATTGATCCCCCAGTTTACCATGACGTCATCTTAAGGTTCCACGTATTGCCATTTGTCTCTAGGTTGGTAAAGTTTGGCATCTTGATCTCGCCGTTCTTTTCTTTGTTGTCCACTGGATCCTCCTGAACCTTCGCCTTTTCTAGTAGCACTGCTTTGTGTCTCTGCAAATACCATATGGCCTTATCGATGTCTTGGATTGCTTCCCCCTTGTGGCCATGCCTAGCGATGTACTTTACGGCGTTCCCCGTGTTGAACCCTAGCTCCCAATCCTCAATTACATCTATCACCTCATACTTCCCTGTGTTGTAGTGTGGCGGGTGATTGACTGCTTCCTTCTTCATGTGTCCTCCTGTGTCTGGCCTATACAGTATACCATAATCTACAAATTTTTTCTACTATTTTTTTTCACTATTAGCACTTTTTGGATTAGTAATAGACACCCCCTGCCAACCCAATAATCTCAAAAATCTTATACGCATTGAATGAACGTATCTAGCCCCCACTTGGCGTAGGGCTTGGATAGGGAACATAGATTAGGGGTAGGGGGGAGGGGGGGCCTCCCCTGCTGTATGCTTGGTTGGTTTCTTTGTTTATGTTCTAGGTTTCTCTAAGGGGATTCTTTATACACTGGCTCTGTCTCTTACAATCTTATTCTTTGTACCATGTGTTCTGGTATACTTATTGTAAGCTATTGTTTTTATTAAAGAACCCTCGGACATATCGTCTATTGTCCTGAGAGTATCGATAGTGTGACGAGCGAGATGTAGCCGAGGATTGCGATGGCATAGCAGAATGCTATTTTTAAATGTTCAATGATTCCGGTAACATAATAAAGTTTTCTCTTAGTGGAGATAGAATTGTATCTCATATACCCTCGCCCATCTCCTGCATCATGGCATACTTCTTGCTAGCTGTAACCGGATGGGCATTATTTGCTTGACAAACGTGCAATGTAACGGGTAGAATCTTATTGTGTTGACAGGTAGGACGATAACCCCCTAAGCCTTCCCCTCCTTTCTCACCCTTCCTTCTACTTACTAACGCTTTCAATGTCCTGAATACCATAAGCTTTCCCTGGTTACCCTTCCTTACCCACTGTCCTATAGATAAAGATACAAAGCAATAACGCTACACGCTACAATAAGAATGGTCAACATGTTTATGTGTATCTCTACTTTCATTCTACTTACCATCCTTTGCTACTGCATTGCAATATACACATTCGAAGTACTGACTGGAAATAATCTTTATGTCCTCGGTCAATACTCTATCTCCACATACTGTGGTTGTCACATTGAAACAATAGCTTTCATCCTCGTGACTCTCGCACTCATTATCACTGCAAACAAGCTTTCTCATTTTCTCTTCCTCGCACATTCACTGACTGCCAACACAAGAAACATTGGACCCATCGTCACTGCTGCCGTCAACAGAATTGCTGCGACTCCCATGAGCGAACAACGGAAAATATAATCTACCATCTCCATCATTACACCGCCTCCAAGTAGCCACTGTACATTGTGATTCTTTCACCGTTGTGAAAGATGATGGTCTGCTCATCGTCTGCGAAACCGACAACGATTGCAGTATGCGGAAAGCTCCAACCAATAACCTTGACCAAATCACCGAATTGCACTGATAACCTCCAACGCTTCTATGGGTGCCCAAACCGGCATAGAGCCGGGATACTTTACCCTGGCGACTGTCCCTGTTATCACTCCAACAACAGACAAAACAAGCCCTGGTCTTGGGGTGTATTCGGGACTATGCCTGGTATCTTTGACCAAATCACCAAACCTCATTTCACCACCTTCAATGCCTTCAATTGTGAAGCTTCCTCGAGACGAATGCACCCACTGAGTGTGAGATGTGCAAACGCTGGAAAGTGAACGCTGACCCCTTTGGAGTCCACTGCTCTCACAATCCCTCGTCCATAATGCTTGTCGGAAACCATGTCGCCTTCTTTCATTATTTTATCCTCTACTGATAGTGGTTTTCAATGTAACAATCCAAACACACTGGCACAGACTTTGGGTCGCCCTGTGGCCACATGCTCGGCTTCTGCTTTGAGGCCCCTTTACATTCGGGGCACACTGCGGCAGGGTCAACGGTCATCATCTCTGGTGAAGTGCGCGACTTGATGCGTGCCTCGTATTCTTGTTGAATCTCACTCTTTGTCATCTCATCTCCTCACAAGCAGAACAGGAAAATTTTCGCGTCGGATTTTCTTTATGAACTGGCTCGCTCACGGGCGGCGTCAAGCTCCGCGTGGAGGCGGGCGTTCTCTTGTTCCAAGCTAATCTGCACATCCTCAAGCTCTTCAATGCGACCCTGTGCAAGCTCTGCGTTCATTTCAAGAACGTGGATTGTTTCATCACGCTCTTTGATTGTCTCATCTCGCTGACTCATAACTCTTTTCACTTGATTTCGGATTCGTCGTTTCTCGCCCATGCTGGCAACAATATTCCCATTAGTGATATCACCCATTGCTTTTGACTCCTGCGCTGGTTACTCGTTGTGCTTCTTCATGGCTCAAGTACATGTCAGTGGTAGGGTCATAATATGTCCCACCGTTTTCTTGTCGGTCATAATAGAGAACCCTACCACTGCGATACAGAAACGGACCTTCCAAGGCCGGTGCGTTATACCTCTTAATCTGCTTTCCACTGTTGTCTGCCACCAAACGATCTTCCATTGTTCCTACCTCCTGCCCTTTCTGTATCTATTATAGCATGTACAAGCACCCATTGCAAGTATTTATTTCATGCTACTTTCCCTAAGCTTTTCAGTATCTTATCACTGTGCCATTTGACTGAACCAGGCTTGACGGTCAGTGTGTCATACTTTCCATCAACAAACACAGTCAACTGATTGCGGTACACCTCCACAACGATGGCGTGTTTCTTATTCAGGCTAATAAGGCTGCCAACAGGAGGAATACCATCATCGGTGCTGATACCGGAAGCTTTTGCAAACGGGAGCAGGTGAAACGGTCGTTTCTGGGCTCCATTGACGTAGTACGGTCGCTTTTCCGGTCCCTTCTCATCGAACACCAATTCCACTGCTTTGGGCTTGCCTGTCAGTGAAGCGTATTGCTTGCCCTTCACATGCCATTTCTTGCCCTTCTTTTCAGCAGACTCAATGTGGAGTGCGATGGTCCGATACTTGGGATACGTCACATACGTCGTAGCCTCACCACTGGCAGTCTGTCCTACCATCGTGCGAGGCTTCGCCCTGCCAATACCGAAACACCATTTCTTCAGAAGTACATCACCCTTATTCATGTTCGCTCCTATTGTTCGCAGCACTCAGGCTGGGTCCAGTTGTTATACTGCCAATCAGATATCTGGTTGGCCTTACAAAGTGAGTCGGTCCAATCGTTCCAGGCTTGACTACGCATCGGGCCGTCGAACGTTGACCCCCTGGAACATTCGTTCTGTATAATACTTGGCATGACTGTTGCAATGAATATATCAATTGCTTGGTCCCTGGTGTATACTGACTTTAGATTATTCACTCTCTCTCCTTACTCGAATAAAAACAAACAAGAATCTCACAGGCTGACCCCATACAGCTTTGGGGTAACATTCACAACATCTCATCCTCCTTCCCGTTCCCCCGACTTCCTATACATAGTATCTCACAAATTATCATGTTTGTCAACAACTTTTATTGCTTATTTTGATTAGTATTATCAGGCATTTATAGCGACGATGCGCTCTGAAGTTTTGAAGTATGGGCGTGATGCGCCATCTTTGTCAGTCATCCACATGCGCTGGCATTTGGAAGCCTTGGGCTTTGGCGCGTACATGTCCGTTAGAACGATGTGACCATCGAAATTGCGAGCATTTACATACTCAGTGGGCGCATTGAAGCAAGTACCACCGCATAGCACCCGTTCTGTCTTCTTTTTCTCCCCTTTCTTCCAAGTGTACACCTTGTCCTCTGCGACCTCGGTATCAAAAGGAATAACGGTAAACTCTGCGATATCTGCCAGTTTGTTTAGCTCACTGAAGAAGGCTGCAAGCATACGGTCATTTACAGACCCAGACTGATCAATACTGACTGCAATGCTAGCAGTCCTATTCGTCTTGCGACCTGCATGGATATACGGGTATCTCCGGTTGATTCGCTTCATTGAGGTAGACTTATCTGCTCTTTGCGATGTCTTTACAAAGTATCTAAGCATTTTCTTCCAATCAATGACGGTCGTTAGTCTTTCAAGAATAGCCTTCCGACAGTCACCACCGACAGAGCCCCAGCCTTTCTGGGTTCCCTCACTGGCTGCATCTTTGAGAGCATCTTTGATGCGCTCTTTGGCCATCTCCTGGGTGGTCTGGTCTACCTTGCCCCATTCCTCGTGCGAGTCAAACGAGTCTAGGTCTTTGTAAGGCGAACCACCACCAGAGCCAGAGCCATCCTGTTGGTCGCCCTGGTCGCCGGAGCCATCGCCCTGGCCATCACCTTCACCCTCGTCGTTGCCACCCTCGCCCCTGCCTGGGCCTTCCTCTTCCTCTTCTTCCTTATACAGTTTACTGAAATACCATTCAGCAGTCTGGTTCGCTGCCAGATGAGAGAATGGACCAGAGCCTGGAAAGAGACCACCTTCTGGTAATTTGCTTTTGCCGATGAGACAATTGATGGACAGATCTGTGGCTATGTTCCACAGGCGCATGTTCTCTTTTGCCTTGTCGTGCATACGTCCGGTCAGGTGTTCAAAGATGATGTGATAAAACTCGTGTATCAATACACCCTTTCTCTGGTCATCGGTCAGACCTTCGAAGAAGTCAGAGTTATACATCATCTCAATCTGGGCCGAGTCAGGATTGACCCTGACTGCTGCCGTTGGTATCGCGTTGGATTCTCGCTTTTCAATGCGACGTGATAACGCAGCAAAGAAAGGTTCATCCATGAGTAACCGGGCAACGTGCATATTGAGGTCAAAGGTCATAGTGTCTCCTTGTTAGTACCTTCCCAAAGCATGTATATATAATATCAAAATTTACTGGATATGTCAAGAACTATTTTAGTGTACGACGATTTCAGCCATTGGCAGCCCATCTCGCCATTCTACGGTGATTTGACCGGATATGTAACACTGTAGTATGTCTAACAGCGATTGTCGCGTTGTTTCATCTACTTCGTAGTCTATCATATCTGATAGTTTCCAGAGTGTAAAATCAAAAACATTTGCGTTATCCATAATATCTCCTAGTGCCACCCGGATTCACCTGATATTTTCAGGCTAGTGTTCATTCACCATCAAGAACCCTGGATAACCGTTGCTTCCCTGCTATTAGTTATCGCTGCCGGTCAGAAGCTTTACCAAGTGACCACTAACGGACTCACCGTTGTCAAGCTTTGCTTGGTGCAAGCGAACGGTGTTGTTTAGCTCGCCATTACCCAGAGCAGTCCAAAGCTTCATAGCAGCCTCAGAGGGAAGCATTACGAAGTAGTTTGCGAGGTTTTGGACCTGATTATCGGCCAATTCCTCTTTGAAACACTCGGTCGCTTCCATTTTCTCAATGAGAGCGCAGTGTTCATTAATGGTACAGTCCCGCACCTTGTCAAGATCACCCTCGTCAAGAATGTCTTCAACGGTGATCTGTCGTTCATACTTCGCACAGAAGTCATTGAACGACACGGCAGCTTCAAAGCCCACAAAGGCAGAAGACAGGTTGAAGATGCCCTGAGAGCTATTCTTCATGTTGTCTTGTGTCAAGAAGCCGGTAGACGCCAAACACTCATTGAGTCGGTCCCAGGACCGGCGTGATGGATACACCTTGTTGGGCTCAAAGTCACTGGTATGCTCCAGATGACTGCGATTCTGGTTGATAAAATCCCAAACGACTCCATCTACCTTCTCTTTTGCCCAGGCTAACCAATCCTCTACGCTTGGTTCTACGTCAAAGACAGTCCAGCGGTCCAATTCAGCAGGGTCCATTTCCCCTACCTGATATTGGTCGCCATGTTCACCACCATTGACGGCAGCAAACACGAGAGTGTCTGGGTGCAGACAGTGACCATTAATTTTACGACTATCTGTCAATTCGAAGATGCCTTGGCGCACCTCGATAGTCGCACGGTCTACCTCGTCAAGAAAGAGAATGACGGGTGCATCACAGGCAGCTTTGAACCAATCCGGTGGATTGAAGCTCGTTGACTGACCATCGGTGGACGGGAGTCCAACCAAGTCACCTTCAGTCATCTGAGATGCGCGACGTTCTACAACCGGAATGTTACGCTTCGCTGCGACCTGATACACGACTTGGGACTTGCCCACGCCATGTCGGCCACGTAGAAGCACCGGCTTTCGCACGTTGCACACGTGATGAACGATATTGTTGAAGGTTTTGAAATCAATTGCCATTATAAAGCCTCCTGCTTTTTTAGTGTATCCCTCAATCTCTACAACTATAGTATCAAACTAAATCAAGTTTGTCAACAACTATTTTCTATATTTCGTAAGTCACAGTAATCATTATAACCTTCGTTGGGGTAATTCCACAGGTTTCGCTCCTTGAAGATTGCGTCTACGTTCAGCGAACCCCTTAACCATTCATAGTAATGCGCGGAGCCATAAGGATTAGCTTTATTGCATTCTACGGGGCCAACAATAGCCTTTTCGCTGCGTTCCCGGTAAAACGAAGTCAGTCTGTTCAAAACCGGGTGATACGGCAGCAGAGCCAGCCTCATATTGCGATTTGGATCCATTGTTTCTTTCACCGGATATAATCGCAGGGCGTAGCTAGCAGAGGGGTCTATACTACATTCAAAATTCATAGCTGTAAGGTCAAACCCCTTGATTATAGACAACACGGGCTCTTTTATGTACCTTGCCTCTGTTTCGTTCCAAACGCTTTCAATTTTCTTGACCAGGGTGCCAACACCTATCCCTCGCTCTCGTAACATCTCATTTACTAGACCACACCACCTCCTATTATGGTCTACCCATTCTGCCTTGTGCCGTTTCATGTGACCACATGTACGACGGGTGTGACCCGGCTCCTTGCAATACGAACACGCACGAGTTGAATATGTGCGCTTTCGTACCTCTGCTCGGTTTGCTTCATAGCTGTCAGGATTTTCTTTGTTATATTCTTTGAGTTTGGGACAACCACGACGATTGTGTCCCCCTGCGTAACAATAGCTACATGTTACTGTTCCGTTCCATGCCATTCAAACCACCTCTTTGTCAAGAGTTATTACTTATTCCCATAGCCTCTACATGTAGTATAGGGCATAGAGCCCAGTT